CCCCATTTGTATGCGTAATAGTCAGTATTTGCCCAAACTTCTTGGTTAGGTCCTGAAATTTGTTTGAATGCTCCCCATCCAGATGCGGTTGGGAATTGAGATGATGGTGCTGCTCCGTATTTGTAACCTGTTTGTCCAAGAGCATATGTGTCACTGTTTGTTCTATATTCTCTGTAAATATCCCATCCATCAAAACCACCATATGGATACAAAGTAAATTTACGTGTATTCAATTTGTAGTATGGATTGTCTGTACTTTCAGGCTCTGAATTGAAACTTCCCGCACCTACTTCAAATGCTTGTGTTGTTGCTGAAGTCAATGTGTCATACATAGTAACAACAGTAGCTCCACTATCCATATGGAAACCTTGAATTTGGTAAGTCCAACTTGGTCCTGTAGTATCTGTTTCAATATTAGCAGGTAGTTGTTTACCTTTATAATCAAAGAAATCATAATCTACACCTGTGATGTTTGAAATCCCTAAGTACGCCTTTCTTGGATTTTCACCATTAGAAATTACAGGATTGTCAGCTCCACTTGTTGAACCAAAAGGTGGGTTATAAATCACGTCACCAGGTTGTAAATATCTTGTTTTATATACAATAAACGGCGGTAATGCGTTTTTATAATTTCTAATTATGTATCCTTCAAATCCACAAGGAAGAGCATCTTCAGGTGCCTCATCACTCATTTCAAGCATTATATACTTAGAGTTTAGATTGTATTCACCATTAGATGTACCGATTTTATTTGCAACATAATTGTTTAAATTAGGATTCATTGAACAGTTTGTGAAACTTTCAATTACTCTAACATTTTGATCGTTATCGTAGAAATCTCTAATGAACACATCAAACGTTCCATTATTAAATGAAATATTACCAATAGACACTTTAACTAATCTGTTTGCAGCATTACCATCAGAAATCAATTTGAATTTAAACAACTTATATACTTTGTTACCTCTTAATTCTGATACTAAATAAGGGGTTTCAGGGGTTTGATATTGTTCTAAATAGTTTCCTATTGAATCTGTTTCTAAAGAAACTGCACTGTTTATTTCAATTAAATCACAATTAAGTCCTCTAACTTTATTTTGTCTGTAACCATTCAAAAGTAAACTTGAGTACACTTCCTCAACAAATAAAGGAACCTCAGTTCTATCTTTCCCAAAGTTGCTTCTTCCAAATACTTTAGATAGATATTCAGTATCTGTACTCAACATAGATGTTTCAAAACTGAATGTGTCAGCATCTTTTGTAATACCACTTATTACAAATGTTGCGTATGGATCTTTTGTTACTGCCGAATAAGAACCTGTACAAACCATATTAACATCAGTAATTCCAGTAACTTGGTAAAGTGGTCCGTGCTGTGTTGATGAGTAATTAGTTATACCTCTACTTCTAAGAGTTGCGATTACTAAATTATCCCAATCAGAGTAAGGTGTTCCTGAATATGTTGTTCCTGAAACAATACAATACCCTGAGTACGCACCTGTACCAATTGTTGTAATCGCACCAAGTACGGTACCAAAACCATAACCTCCGTATGAACCAACTCCACCTACTTGTGAATAATCAAATAACGCATAATACCAAGGGTCGTTTGATGTTGCAGTAAAATCAGTTTGTGATAATAATACGTTGTCAACCCCAAAAGTTTCAGAGTAAGCACTTAAACCAGCACCGATTGTAGAACCTGTTACCGCCGCAAAAGTCGCATCACTAACTGTTCCCCAAAATAATGCGGTAGTTCCTGATTGAACATTTAAAGATGGTGTTACTTGATATGTAATTTCATTAGCAATAAATGATTGGAAATTTGCCGCTAATGTTGATGTACCTCCATTGAATGTAGTGTATGGTATGTAAAAATCATCAGAAATAAGTGATGGTAAAGTACCTGTAAATACCACATTAGAACTTCCCCCTGTCGTACCTGTAAAAGTTAATAATTGAGCTGGTGTTGTATTAGATGAAAACCCAATCGTGTTTGGATCAACATTACCTATTGTTGATATAGACCAAGAAGGTCCTGCGTCATATCCTGATAAACCTAAAACTCTTGTAACAAAAAGTTGATTTGATTGTTGTAGATATGCTTTAGCAATATATGATGTTTCATATTTAGGTATTTGTGTGTTTGTGAATTTTTCAGGACTTGTCCCTCCGAAGTAAACTTGATACTCGTCAAAACTTGTTATGAAAATAGGTTCGAAGGCTGGACCTTGTAAGGTTTCACCAACAATACCCAATGTAGTTACCCCCACACTTTGGGCAACAAAAGTTAAATCCCTTTCTGAAGTATATACTCCAGGTGAAACGAATACTTTGTTTGTAGATGCCATTTTAAAATTTATATAAAGATTTATTTTACTATATAAATATGTTCAAAATGAGTAAAAAACTTCGTGTAATATTTTAATTTGACAGGTAGTATGAAAAAATTCTGCCTTTTTTCTACCTTAAAAAATATTTATAAGTATGAAAAAAATTAAAAATATAAAGATTTCAGAAGAAAGTCATTTAATTTTAAAAAAGTACTGTGAATCAAAAGGACTCAAAATTCATAAATTTATAGAATCACTAATAAAAAAAACTTGTGAAAAACCAAGAGATGTGTACGGTGAATGATTAAATAAGTGAAACTTTAGTTTTTATAATTGAGTTTTCTAAAGGATTATCTTTAAACGCTATTATTTTTAAAGTGTCCCCATTATTAATTTGTATTACGGGAACATTATCCCCAATGTAATTATTATTAATATAAACTGAATAACTTGATGCACAAGAACTACCTTCAGTAAGTGTACCACCAGATGAAACGGCAAATGATGGTAAAGTACTTGATTTGACACAAATTGTTCCTGTATCCCCTGAAGAAGTTGGTAATGTTGTTACAACCCCCGTACAATCAGTATATGTTAGGGTGTTATTTGTAATTGAAGAGTAAATCGTTGAAAAGCAGTTGTCTAAGTTTACTATACTGTCAACAACAATGTCGGCATCATATCTAAACACTTCTATCAATTGTGTATTACCTGTTACAAAAGTAAAATCTAAATTAAAGTTTGTGGGATTAGAGGGTTCTATAACTGCCTTTTTTCTTCGATTATTTGTTGTAAACTCAAATAAAGTTAATTGTCTTGAAATTGCAGGAGAAACCTCAAACTCTTCTTCATCAATCAAAAGTCCAAGCATTGTGATTTTATAACTTACTATATAATACTTTCTTTTTTCTAAATCTTTAGCCGATTCATCACTCACATCGTCTAAAGTTAAAGGAATATAATGCCCTTTGATTTGAGTATATGCTTGTTTAGAAGTAAATGTTCTCATCATAATTTTATTGAATTCATTCACTTCTCTCATTCTATTACAAAATAATTTTACAGTAAAAATTAAATCTACAGGTATAGGTTGAGGTATTTTATAAACGTCAGCACCCTTTCTTTGTCCGTCCCAAGTTGGGACTGTGTAATAAAAAAATTGTCTTCTTTCAGGAATATTTGCCTTTCCTGCGTTATTTGTTCCGTATTTAACTTCAGGCGCTCTTAATGTTGCAATAAATGGTAGAGATATATTTTTATCTAAATCTTGAAAATCCCAAGTTTGGGTAAATTGAGCCCAACTTTGATTTGTAATAATTCTATCAATTGTGGGTACTTTTTTTTCGTCAACAACAAGTTGTATTTTGTCTTTTACAAAATCTAACATACCTTTATCTAAATCGGCATGCAAAACTCCTTTTGGTAGATACGTACCGTCTTTAGTAATATCTTCAAGTAATTCTTCTCTTCGTTCTTTACCTGTTTTTGTTGGTACTAAAGGTAAAGTATTTTTTATTTTTTTTGGTAAAGCCATTATTATAAACCTTTGAATTCATTTGTATTGACTGGAGATGCCACTATTGTTCTATAAAATCTTTTATACCCTCCGTATGTGTGTTTATTATCACCAAAAACTCTTCCGTCATTAACTACAGAGTAGAATCTTACAAAGTCCTCCGTTTCATAATAACCTATGTAATCACCTAATGATACTTCAATATTTAACTCCTCCAAGTAACTTTGGTAAACGCTTACTTGCAAGTTGCCAGGTTCTGATTGTGAAAGTTTAGATGTCCCCAAATCCACGTTTGTTGGTGCCTCAATTTTAACATAACCCTTGAATTCAACAGGAGGTAAAAATTGTATACCGTCTTCTGTTGTTTCACCATAAACATCATCTTTATCTGTTTTTTGTCTATCAACTCGATATAACACAAGTGTGAAATTCATATCACCGTGCAACCATTCTGAACCCATTTCAATATCCAAATTGAAATCTTCTTCAGAAAAAAACTTGTTTAATCTTGTAATTGGAACTTTGTTTTGTGTCATATTAATAAATACTTTAATTGATTAATTATTATAATTTGTTATTTTTATTTATATAATAATGGAAGAAACATCACCAAAAACTCCTGAAATGAAAGCCCTTCAAATTTTAGAAGAATATGAAGGTTCAAATAATTTTATTTTAAATCTTAAACATAAAAAGTTTAATAGCAAATCCTTTACCCCTACAAGAAGTCAAGCTGAATATATTATCAATTACCAAAATACAAAACCAAAAGTTGCAAAAAAATGGGTTAAGTTAGATTCTTATTTTGCAAAAAAACTTAAAGAAGATAAGTTGTACACAAAAGAACCAACCGAAATTTACGTTGAGAAATTGTTGGTTGAGAAAGATAAGTCGTATCACATTTGGGGAAAGGTTTTTAGTGGTGAAACAATTTATGATTTTTGGTTACCTAAAACCGCATTACTAAAAGATAACGAAGTTAAAAATGTTGTTATTGATTATGAAAAATATAATCATAGAGCACCAATGACTCATCAAAAAGAAGCCATTGAAAAACTTGTAAGAAACAAAAAGTTTATTTTGGCGGATGATATGGGATTAGGTAAAACAACATCAACAATTATATCTGCACTTGAGACAGGGGCAAAAAAGATTTTAATTATTTGTCCCGCATCTCTTAAAATAAATTGGCAACGTGAAATTGCAAATTATTCAGATAGAAGTGTGTTTTTAGCGGAAGGTAAAAAGTTTTCAAGTGATTCTGACTTTGTTATTGTCAATTATGATATTTTAAAAAACTTCCACGACATTAAGGACAAAGATAATTCACAAATTTTAAAATCAAATTTTGAACTTGTTATAATGGATGAAGCACATATGATTTCAAATCCACAAGCACAAAGAACAAAAATTGTAAACGACTTATGTAATAAATTAGAAAGAGTTTGGCTTCTAACAGGAACACCAATGACTTCTAGACCGATGAATTATTATAACTTGTTAAACCTTGTTGATAGTCCTGTGGCTGCTAATTGGATGGCATATGCTAAAAGATATTGTAATGGTTTTCAATTTAGTGTTGGGAAAAGAAAAGTATGGAACGTAACAGGGGCATCCAACTTAGATGAATTAAGAGAAAGAACCCAAACACATATTTTAAGAAGATTAAAAGAAGATGTGTTAGATTTACCTGATAAGATTATTACCCCTGTTTATTTAAGATTAAAATCTAAAGATTATGAAGAACTAATGGGTGAATATTATGAGTGGTATGATAAGAATCAAGAAGAATCTTCATCTCTTACAATTCAGTTTGGAAAACTAATGAAAGTAAGAAAAGTAATCGCACAAGAAAAAGTTAAATCTACAATTGAACTTGCAGAAAATATTATTGAACAAGGAAAGAAAGTTATCATTTTTACAAACTTTACAGACACACTTCAAGAAATATATAATCATTTTGGAAAATCTGCAGTTTATTTAGATGGTTCTTGTTCAAAACCTCATCGTCAAAA